ATCTGCTCCGAATAGAAATCGAGGTCAGGAACCATAGATCGGACCCCCTGCGATGTTCTCAGGCGAGGTCGCGGGATTCACGGGATTTCCACCCTCCATTCCGGGGGGCGCCATCGCCGGTTGCTGAATCTCGAACTGCTTCATGTTCATGTCGATATCCATCATCGACGACCAATAGTCGAGGAGTCCCAGGAGGTCGACACGCTCGCCAGCCGAGGGGGCTTGGATCATCGCGAAGATCAGGTCACGGAGTTCGCTTGCGACTTGCGCACGGTCGAGAGCCTTGAGTCCCTGTCCGATCAGGTGGATAAGCGAGGTAGAGCGAAGCTGTGAGAGGTCGATCTGCTCAGTCTTGCCGGTGAAGTAATCCGCGACTTCTTCGCCATCCTGCAAGAACTGGATGATGTTGTAGTAGAGAGCGAATCGCAGCGGCCGCATCATGGTGTCATCGAGGAGTCGAGCGCCCTTCTGCTGCCGCCGGTTCGCGCCCTGCTGAACAGCCGCGACTTGGTTGGTCACCGCACGATCGATTCCTCCGATCTGGCTGGGCAGGGACTGGGTGGGGAAGAACTGGTTGATGACTTCCATGATCCCTTGGAAATCTCCCAGTGTCTGCTTGGTGTCGAGAGTCTGATTCTCTTTGAACACCATCGTGCGAATATCTTGGCCGTAGCCCTGAGCCTTGATCGGAACTCGTGCTGCTACCTCCCCAGCAGGAATCATTCCGTAGTCCACCCGGCTGGGATCGTAGTAGGTCGTGCCGAACAGGTTCTTGCGATTCGCGAGCACGTGAACATTCAGCAAGAAGCTGGCGAATTCCTGCAAGGGATTCAGGATTTCAGCAGGCGACTTGGCCGCGTCACGCATGAAGTCGTCGTTGATGACTCCCAGGAACGCAGGCAGATACCCGTGGATGTTGGGCATATGCTGGGCTGCGACTATCCGGTCGCCGTTCGCGATCACGACTCGCCAGATCTCGTAGCGGTTGCGGGCGGCCTTGGCTTGTCGATCCCCTTCAATCAACCCGAAGTCGTTGGGATTGATTCGCAGATACATCGTCACCAGTTCGAAGGCGTTGTCGGAGAGGTAGGCCTCAGTCCCGCTCAGCCATGAAATCCAGTTGATCGAGTCACCGCCCTTGCTCTCGTCCTGATCGAGTTTCGACTCGCGCGGCGGATCGCGATAGTAATTCGCGAGGCTGCCAGCCGACTCTCCCTCGAACAGTCCTTCACAGTTGAAGTAAGTCTGTTCCAGGCATTTGTTCTTGAGCCAGAAATGACTCTTCATCTCCGCGATTGCGAACCACTCGCCTTCTTTGTGAAGATTCGTGTATTCGCAGCTGGGATCGCAGAAGAAGTTATACATGTCGATGGCAGAAACTTTGTTGCCATTGAAGATCGGCTGGACTCCGCTGCTGGTCGAACCATCGGGATTCATGACCAGCTTCGGGCCGTAGTCAGTGGCCCAGTTCGCGACGAGTCCGCCTGCGTTATATTTCAGAATGTTGAAGATCGCGCGCAGCAGGTGCCGATAGTAGGAGCCATAGACTGCGTGATTGTTCATCAACGCAACGAGCTGACTCGCGCCCCCAGATTCCTCCGGACCGGCGGTGTGATAGAACATCCCGCGATTCGGGGCGAAGGTCTGGGCATAGAAAGTCATCATATCGTCGATATGAACCCAAGTCAGAGGCAGCGATACCTGCGTCGCCTGACTCGAGCCGTCCTTCTCGTGCTTCATCTTGCGCTTCTTGTCCTCATCGCTGAGTCGCACCCACGCAGCCACATCGCGGTCGATCTGGGCATAGCGGGCGATGCGGTTATCGCGATTCGACTTGTCGGAATCAAGCCGCTGCACGCAATATTCGAGCAACTTGGCATGACTCTTGTCATTCCGCAGCGGGTGAGCGGCATGGACTTGTGGCTTGGGCAGGGTGAACTGCGCGTGCTGAATCTTGTCGTTATACACAGGAAACCTCCGTTCCAAATTGGGCATTGACAGGCTCAAGTCCGCCGCCTGTATATGAAGCTACCAGAAGTCCCTCATATTGCAAGAGCATTTGTGGACCGTAAGCAGCAGAATCGAGAAGATCGTCCCGATTCGACTTCTTTTTCATATTATAGTTGAGGGCTTGAGTCGTAAATTCAACCGCCCCTTCGTAGACGGCATACTCGTTCTTGGCCATGAGACTCATGAACGCCTTGATACGAGAAACTTTGGGGTCTCCCTTACCGGCCATGAGGGGAATCATTTCTACGCTTTGATTCATCAACTGGCTGGCCAGCAAAATCTGGAAGAATGGAATAAGGACGCGCTGGGCGGCAACCGCCTCGATTCCCCAAACCCATGCACCCCAGTTCTGGCCGAGTCGAAGCATATGCTCGAACAACTCATGCTCGCGATACTTGCCGGTTACGTGCTCAACCATCATCGGCGGCCCATCTTTCGGCAAAACATGGACTGTGATGGAGGAGTCGTCGTTGGTTGCGTTCTCCCCGAAGGCAGGGTCGAGGACCAACCACGCAGCGAGAATCTCGTCAGGGCCAGGAACCGGAGCGAAATTGATTTGCTCCTGAGTAAACCCGTCGATTCCATGCCCCGGCATGTTCATCATTTCGCACATCCAGGTTTCCACGAGTCCCATCTCGCGGTATTCCTGGAAGTCCTCGACCAGCTCATCAAGACTCCAACGCTCAGGCCAGAGGGGAGTCAAGATCCCACTTGCTGCATCCTTGACCAGCGCACCGAAAACGACCGGGTTCCAGTTGGGGCGCTGACTCAACCTCGCGAGTAGCGAAGTCTTTTGCAGCATATTCCCAAGCCAAATGATTTTCTTGCGCCTGGCGAGTGCCTTGATGAAGGGGCCGAAAATCCACTTATCCAACTTCTTCTGAAGCAGTTCGGAGTCAGTGTTCTCGTTGTCCTCGACATCGTCCACGACTGCAATGTCAGGACGCTGATTGTCGATGTTGATTCCTCGCATCTGCTGACCAGCGCCAACCGCGCGCAAGATGCAGTGCTTGACTTTCCCGTCCTTCATGGGAATTTCGAATCGCCACAAGGAGTCCGTCTCCGACTCCTTTATGATTTTGATCCGCCCGTAAGTGGCAATGAAATTCGAGGAGTTAAAATACCCCATGATATCCTTGCAGGCGTTCTTGGCGATGGTGTTGGTGTTGGAGAGGTAGACGCAGAACCTGTGATTCGTGAACAGAAAATACCAAACGACTGCGAGTTTGGACAAGGTCGTCTTGGCGTGGTCGCGGGGGATGGCGAGGAGGACTCGCTGCATCGCGGTGTTGGTGAGAAGCGGCCAAATTTCACCGTAATGGAAAAACGGGACTGGAGAGGTCAATTCTTCCGAGAGAAAGAACTCGATGAAAAACTCGCCGTAAGTTCTGAGGCGCTCGTCGATCTCGCCCTGAGTCGCAACGGCGTCAACCGTATCCGGGCGCGCGTTAGGATCAGGCTCTTGCAGCTCTGAATCGTAGACGAGGTTATCAAATTGACTCACAGGTCCCCCCACTGGCTGGCCATGGCGTCTGCAATACCTTGGTAAGTCACACTCCGCTCCTGCTTGCGGGTATAGTGGGCGCCCATTCGGTGGATTCTATTGGCAGTTCCCTTCGGAAGAGTCTTCATGACGTCATACACATCGTGGGTGGGCGCCAACCGAGGCAAGTTCCACAGTGCGAGTCCGGTCTCTTTCCGCTCCGGATGACCGAACATCCAGGGATGCGCCCACTGGAAAGACTCGTAATGGAGATAAGTGAAAATCACACTGCGGGGATTCTCAACGCAAAGTCTCCGGGATCGAGAACGAGCCAGACGAACCAACTCACGGGTCCATCGGATGGCTTCGACTCGCTTGTGATGTTTCGGCTTATAGTCGCCGTAAGTGCCGTTGCCGCTGGTCGCGAGCGCGGTGCAGTCGGGATGAAGAATCACCAAATCCCACTGGCCTTCTGACTCGAGAACCTCCATGATATCGCGCTGGAAATGAATTCCCTTGACTTCTCCTTGCTTAATAGAGGGTATCGGGGTCGATCATCGTCATAGGACGATTCATGTCTGCACTCCGCATCCCGAAGGGCGCGAAATTGTTGGATGGTGCCATCGGGATTCGCGTGACCGCGCTGTCGACAGAACTCAAAACATCCAGCTTGGGGGCTGGCGCGGAGTTCTTCTTCTTTTTCCCGTTTGACTCAGGCTCCTTCTTCTTGAAGTCGGGGCCGGTCTCCGTCGCGAGGTCTTTGGTTTTCGGCCCTTTGGCTACCTGCCGGTGAATCCCAAGCAGGTCAAGAACACTTGCGATGAAACTCCCAGCACCCCCACCGTCGCCACCGACGTTGAGGACTGGAGGGTCCATGTAATTCTCTGGGTCACCGCCAATCTTCATTCCGCGTCTCCTTAGCGCCTGAGATTCTTTGCTACATCCATGAGCTGACTCATGTCTACACTGTCCTGCTCGTGGGAGATTTCTTCTTGGTATTCCTGCGCTGTCCGCGGCGCGACTTCTTTTTGCCCTTGCAGCATCTGACTCACTTCCTTAAAGGAAGGATTGATCGCGGAACCATTGAGAACGCTGATCTGCTGAGTCTCAGTCCGCTCAATCAGCCTGCCTTCGCCGTTCAACTTTTCAGTATACCGCTTGGTAAGAGTCAAAGGAACCCGGATACTTGCCTGAGTTGGATCAAGTGTATGCTCCTTGGCGGGGGCCGTCCTTCTGGTAGCGCGATTCGCGACAGCTGCTATCTTCAGCAACGTGTCTGTGTCGTTCTCCATCTTGACTCGCTTCGCCAACTTCTCCAACGCGGTGCCTTCGATTCCATCCCAGCCGCTATCCCGGTTGACTCGTTCCTTCATTTCGTCGGCGCCAACGAGAAGCCGAACATCCTTGTAGTCAGGGGTCTGCATCAACCCGTCGATTTCTGCCCTTTCCACCCCAAGAGTTGCGGCGATGGTCTCAGCATCGAGTCCCAGGACGTTGCTCTTGGCGACAGTCAGCACGACCTCGTCAACCTCGCGGCCGAGAATCACGCCCAGCGACTCCGTGGTGAGGGCGGAACTCACCCTACGACTCCCAGTGCGTCAGCAAAGTTCGTCGCGAAGCTTGTCTTGCTGCGCCTGCGGCGGGGACTCATTTTTCTACTCCTTGGGCGAGGGCCTGCACCTATGATTCCGCCTTACCCTTGCCCCTTGGTCAACCCCTTATTCCACCCTCGCCCCCGAATCCCTGTGATTTCTTAGATTTGAGTCATATGAGGTAATTTGAATTTTGTGATTTACATTGTGAGTGCCATATTAATACGCCCGCGCGCGCCTCTCCATGGGGGGATACCCCCTCCCCCCTCATTACTTTTAAGACTCAAAGCCTTGGGTGCGGCCTACTCGCGCGGGCGTAGCTGAGCGAAGCGAAGCCCTTCGCGCAACCTAGCGCTGTCCGTGCGTGACTCACCTAGCAACGATGCGGCCTGTCCTGGCGAATGAATGATGGATAACATAGAGATATAGTATATATAACTCATGGGCGACTAGCCCATTCTATTCCTTTTCCCGTAGCGAAGCGAAGGGAAAATTTTTTGGGCGTGTTCCGGGTTTGTTCTATGACTGGCAAAGAAAACCCCGCGCCTGACTTCTGCCGGGCGCGGGGCTGTGAGTTAAGCGGCGATGCGCTTAGGCGTCGGCGGGCGCGTCCTTCTTGGCAAGGCTCGCGGCCATCGCTTCCAGATCGAAGTCCTCGGCATCCTCGTCGCCTGCGATTTCGATTTCGCGGTCGTCGCGGGTTTCTAGCATCCGGTCGAAGATTGCCGGGTCAAGGCCGTCCTCCTTGGCCAGCAACGCACCGAGTTGCGCAGCCTTGACGAAAAGCGAGTCCTTCTCGCCTGCCTTGTTCTGCCGATTTTCCAGCCGGTCATAGACGGCGGCGGCGTAGCTGGCGCTTTCCATCGCCTTGCGCATTTCCTTCTTCGACAGGTTCGCGAGACTCCATGACTTGAAGCCCTTGGCGAGTGCGGCCTTGATCGTCTGCCATAGCTTGTTGTAGGTTTCGAGGATGCCGCTGGTCGTCTCCGTGCGGGTCGTGATGTATTCCAGCAGGGTGCGCGGCATCGAGTCCACGGCGTCGGCCATTTCCTCCGGGGTAGTCGCCTTGCGGAGCGGGCGCAGGGCAACGAGGTTCGCCTCCTTCTCGATAAGTCCTGCCAGCCATTCGTGCGCCTCCGGGTTCTCGATGACGCTGGCCGGGCGGGGAGTCGCATAGATGACGATTGCGCGGGCGCGGGTCGTGCCTTCAAGCTTCTCGGTCATCTTGGCCACGGTCACGAGCATCGACTCCGTGTAAACAGCCGGGTCGAAGTCGCCTTCGTCGGTCAGGCCAACCGCGATGTGCGGCAAGTCGGCGAAGTCGCTGAACGACTCCTGACATTCGACAAGGTAGGCGGTGGCGGCTTCGATGGTCTCGAACGTCTGGCGAGACTTCATGTGTTCCCCGACGGTCTTGATTTCGGCGGGCTTGATGGTGGTGTCAGTCATGGTAGTTCTTCCTTCTCGAGTTGGCAGACGAGGAAAACAAGCTGTGTCTGCCTTAACAGCCTCTCAAGCGCGCGGGGGCGCGTCAAGTCTTTGCGTAGTATTGCCGGGCAAGGTTGCCGGTTTTGATTTCCAGTTCGCAGGCGACGCGCATTGACAGCTTTTGGAATCCGACGGCTTCGGCGTAGTGGCCAAGGCACAAGGCTTCATGTGCGGAAGTCATTAGTCGGGCGTGTTCGGTCGAGAGGGCGATAAGTTCGGCCCTGGCGATTGCTCCGGGCGTTGCGCCCTGGCGACTGGTGGGGTTGTTCATGTCTGGGACTCCTGGCGACCTGATTGACGGAAAGCGAATTGCGCACTGCCTGCGGCGTCAAAAATCCGGCGCATTGCCCGAAAGTACAAGATTTGCGTATTCGAGTAACCTGCGGCTTCGAGCGCGCGATAAGCGAAAGTCAGCGAAGATTCGCTCGGGTCGCTGGGTTCGATTGGTAGTTTCGTTTTCATGTCTGGGACTCCTTACGCTGCGTAGTCGTCAACAAAGCCGCAATAGACGGCGGTTGCGATTTCTTCCCATTGCTCCGGTTCAAAGTCGAGTTGAACGGTCTGGATTGACTCCCCGCGCTGGGCGGCGGTGGAAAGGTGTTCGTCGATCATCTGCCCGATGGACAGGGGCGCGGCATGATCCGCAAACGCGATCGGGTGACGTTCGGTTATAACTCGCGTCACAGTCAGCGCGCCAAGCGGCTTGGCAGGGCGGCAAGTCTTGCGGTTGGTCATGGTTTCAAGTCCTTCAATGCGGCGCGGAATTGCACCTATGCGCGGGTTACGCGAATTACGGCGCGTCGTCGTGGCGCGTGCGACGAGTTGTGTAATAAATGCGGTGAAACGAGTTACGGGGCGATGATATGATATATCATAACGTGGCCGGGACTCCTTTTGTTCCCCTCGACGGCTCAAGCAACGGGAATCGGGACCGCAAACCGTCAGCAGAGCGCCGAGAGCAAGAGTCATCAGGATCGCAAACAAGCAGACAGCGCAAGCGACGAGACAAGCTATGAGTCGAACTGCAAAGCAAAAGTGTAGATGCTACTGTAGGACTCTACTTCCTACGGTTACTTGTTACTCCTACTTCCTACACCTTTTGGCGTGCTGTCGTAGTCCTGCCCCTTTCCCCCGTCCTGCGGATACTTTATATGACTCACACCCCTGCGGAGCAGGCTCGGAGCACTATACGCCTAAGTCCCTGGGATTCCCTACCCCTCCCCCTCAAATGACTCAGGCAGTTTTAAGTTAATTTGAATTTTTGAAGGGGGGTCTAAGGTTCGAGGTAACGATTCGAGTAAAGTGCAACGCAGGGGAGGGATAAGGGGAGAGTCCTTCGGGCTGGCTAAGGGGAGTAAGGTGTAAGGTATAGGAAGTAGGAAGTAGGAAGTAGGAAGTAGGAAGTAGGAAGTAGGGAATAAGTGTAGAGTCGAAAAGTAGAACCTACTGTTGAGGGTTGACAGAATGATTCGACTGTGCAACGGTGGTTGTGCCCGCCTAGACTTAATCCGAATCGCCGTGAGTCCCTGCCGAAGGCAAGAGGCCTACCGACCACGACTAAGAACCATGGCGCAGCCGTAATGAGTCCCCCGCCGGAGGCGGCTCGGAGATTCTTTGCGTATGGATATGGCTGCTAGGAGTCAGAGAATGAAACCCACGACGAGAATCAAGATTGGATTCAACCACATTGGCGCAAGCGCCGAGGCCCCCGAAATTTTTGACGGATCGTTGCACGAGTCATTGGCTTGGCTTATCTCAAAGCTTTCCGCCGTGACGCTTGCGAGGAGAATCCAGATATCCATCGCCCGCACCGACGAGGAAGTGATGGTG